GTGTTTGAGTTGTTGGTAATACTCCCCCGGAAGGTGCCGCCGGAGAGGAATCCGTGATACACCGCGCCGTTGACCGAGCCAGTATCGTTTGTACCGTACCCACCCACCGAGTTACCGTCAAAGTCGAGTGAGCTTAAAGCACCATTCCGCTGTGTTGTGGTGTTGAAATAAGAAAGCCCAGACCCTGAGAACTGAGCCTGCTGCACGCCGTTCACAAGGATCTGGACTGACTGACCTGTTACTGCATTGATCTCAGTGTTGTTTGACGAGTCAACCCTCATCACGTCCAATCCCGCATTGTCCGCAGCATTTCGCCATTGCAGCCACGCGGCATTGGCAAGAACTAAGTTAAGCGAAGTCCAGGCACTACCATTCCACTTCTGAAATACAAACTTGCTTGTCTCGTGCTGAATTGCTCCCGTGGGGACGTTAGTATCCCCCGAGAAATCCATCTTGGCACATGAGGCAACGAGCGCCCTAATTGTGGACAAAATACCAGAGTATAGAGAGGTGTTGGTTGGGTCATTAAAGCTGGTCATATGTCACTATCCTATATTACAAAACGGCTTGCACGCCACGCACGTTCCATCGCACATCACCGTTGGCCCTTGCCCCCGCTGAGTTAAACAAAAGAACCTTAAACGTTGTCGGGTTAGCTGTGTCTGTGAAGTCCACAACCGGCTTAAGCTCTGTTGTTCCTTGAGGGGTTACAACAATGGCCGACACGTCCAGAAAGCTCTTTGTAAAGCTAATGGTCGTACCACCCGAGTCAGCAGCAAGTACCGAAGAGGTTCCTGAGTCGGTTATCTCCTTGACCTGCACACTCAAAGTAACCTCGGTAACCACTACCCAATCGAGCGTAGTCTCGGGGGTGGCTGTAATAGTCAGCTTGAGATAGCGATAGTTCGACGGAGTGACTCTCCTAATGCCAACCTGCCCATCAATCCAAGGGTCGCCCGATGTCTCTCTCCAAGAGACCATAGCCACGGTCTGAATGCCCGATCCAAAGGCTATGTAATCGAAGTTCACAACGGTCTGGGGGAGTACTTCGGTCATGTCGATAATGACCGACATGGTGCCCGTTAGGCCGTCATTAGGCTGAAGCCAATAGGTAAGGCCGATATCAATTAGGCCCTGCACGGTCGTAACCATGTTGTCGATGAAATGGTCTTCAAACGTTTGGGCTGAGTCAGCCGGCATCCACACTGAGTCATCGGTGGTGGTGAATGTGGCTGTCCCCGAACCACCCGTTATAGGCTCTAAGTAGTACGAGTACGGGAAATCAATAAAGTCCTGAATCGTATCGAACCCATTCCCCACAAAATGCTGGTCCCAGGTTAGCTCTGAATTTGCCGCAGCTTCAATGGAGAACGTTTCGGCAGTGTAAAGACCGTTCGTAATACTTGCTGTTGAGAGGTCAGCACTGGGGTTAGCTCTAAGAGTAAAGTCCGGTGGTTCATAAATGCTGGCTGACACATCCCCTGTTGCCCCCTGATTCCCCGCAATATCGAAGGGAACCACTAAGTAAATATAGGTTCCCGAGAGTAACTCAACATATGTGGCAAATGTTCCGCTGGTCCTACCGACTTCAGTTAGGCTGTTGGTGTCCTGCCGAATTACGATGTAGTAATCCACGGGGAAGGTGGATGTAGCGGGGGGCTGCCACCGGATTAAAACGCTACTATCAATCTGACTGACTGAAACATTCTGAGGAGCAGAAGGGGCTGCTACCGTGAGATCCGAACTAAGATCGGTAGTTGAGTAGTTCCCCGTCGTGTCGACTGCCTTAATGCGGAATCTGTACGTGCCGGCCAGAAAGCTATCCTGATAAAACCTATCCGCAGTGACCCGAGCTAGAACGGCGCAATCTGCCCACGCTTGAGCCGTGGTCCCGTACCGTACCTCGTACTCCCTAACATCAAGGTCACTTACTTTGGTCCAACGAAACAGAAGCCCAAAGCCATCAATCACAGCAGTAAATACCGACATATTAGCGGGGGCTGCCGTTTTGCCGATAACCGTGTGCCCCGTTACCGTCACCCAGCTACCCGTGGCGTTCATGGCAGAAACTGCCCTGATTCTCACGTCGTAGTTCTGGCCGTCCTGCACATCGAGAATGTAGGTATTTACGCTACTGCCGATAACGCTAGTTGAATTCTGCCAATCGCTATCGACTGACCGCTTAAACTGAATCTCGTACCGCCCACCGTTAACCACGAAAGCGTCAGGCGAGGCCGTCCAGGATGCGTACAGGCGAGCGAATACGGTGCCGTCCTGCCTCACGTATAGGTAGTCCGTCCCCGACGCTAGAGAGAGCCCCGTGGGGTCCGATACGCTGTACGGGTCCGGTAGGTTCGTATTCGGTGCAACGTCAAAAGTAGTCTCGTTCCCAGTGTTCCAATCGTAAACGCCCGCCGCCGTTTCTTGCAATGTTAGGCGAACAGCAAAAGAGGGGTTCCCTTGATTGTCTTGCTCAATCAACAACGCCGACCGCATGACTTCAAAGACTTTCGAGGACCATCCAAATCGGTCGTAGGTTACTGCTACCCACTCGCCCGGTTCTGCTTGGTAGGCATCCATTCTTGCGGTAAACTCTACTAGTATTCCCTGCCTTGTTGCTTCAAGTTCAATCTTGGCAATTCTCTGAGCTGTAGCTGCCGACCGAACCATTGAAAAAGTTAGGTCTTCGTAAATAACAGTACCGCCATCTTCAGTAACGTAGGTCGAGTTTCTTACCGCTGGAAAGTCAGACTCTTCTTGATCGTTTTGCGTAGAGACGAATGTTCCTCGAACCGCATTGAAGTTATCGGCACGAGGGGTCTTTGTAACAAGTTCAATATCGCTAAGAATCATGTCGGCTGTAATCGTCAGAACAGTTGACGGCCTTGCTTTGCCAACTATGAGGCTGAACTTTCCTTCGACGTATGCAAGCCTCGCGTGCATTGCAGCTAGCATGTCTTCAATAACTACGCCCGGTGATGCGTCAGTGCCGAAATGAGTATTGATGAGATAGCGATTCTCGGTTCCTCCGCCGGCTAGAGCTATACTATCCTCGCAGTCGTTAACCGCCTGGTCCATTCGAGTCGCATTGAAATCAGAGTCTGCTAGTCCCAGCCCCCACCGAGTATTCCTCATGTAGTTGTAAAGAACGATTGCAGCGTTCTGAGCACCGGGGGAGTTTGTGTCAGTCCTCGGGTCGTTCATGTTGTATGGACCGTTCACCCGAAAGGTAATGTCTGGTACCCCGTCCTTGAAGACAGTTTCGTTCCACTTAAATCTGAAGTACACATGCGCGTGCCCTCGCTGCCTGTGATTGCTTGTCCACTTTGCGTTAACTGGGTTGAGATCGTCCGTACCATCGCCTACTGGTACGCTCAATGCCGACTGACCATCTGAGCCGTAGTTAATCTGCATCTTCACTAAGCCGGCAAAAGTACCAGTGCCAAGCACGAGCCCAGTCGGACGCGAGGTGAGCGATGTATCCCACGTCATTGCGATGTTATTGAAATACACATACTCGATGTAGTTAATCTCGTGAGCGGCGAGAGTAACAATCATGTGCAGGTAGAGATCTTTTTGATCCGCCGGGGCGCTCGTGTGAATGAATGTGATCGTTCCACCAATATCGACTTGCCCGAAGACAATCTGCCAAGGAGTGTTAGTATCCGTGCCGGCTTGCTCTTTACCCCGTAGGTAGCGATTGAGGTCTCGACGCTTTCGCATCTTAGCGACACGTTGCCGAAGGCTGTTCTTATCCGTTGGAAGATTGCGCTTACTGAGGTACTTGAACGCCTGATCGTTCTCTGCCTTTGTAATAGGCCCGAGCCCAAGCCAATAATTACCGGCCATTGCTCCCCCTCTTTGGACTACCCTTGTTCGGAGTCGGCTTATTCTTATTGCCTTTGTTTTGCTTCTCTTTCTTTCCACCCCACTGACCGCTCCAATTCGATGCGGCCACTACATACTCAAAGCCCGTATCACCGGGGAAGATGTCCTGTTGTGAATCGTGGGTCCATCTCCCCTCGCGTGGCTTGTCCATATCGACGAGAACAGATTCGTAGGTAAGACGAGCGACGGTCTGGTCCGCTGCTTCGCTTATTTCAGCGTGAGAGTAACCGCCTTGCCACCAGAGTTATGGGTTAGCAATAACGCCGCCCGAGGAATCCGATGTACAGTCGGCCCATACCCCCCTGTTTTTGGTCGCTCAAGAGCAAGGAAACCAAAGCCGATGAAATACCAGAGAGAACAATCGTCATATCGACCGCTTCTAGCTCTCCTGTTTCATCACCGCCCTCGATACCGCTGAACCATCCATTACCGAGCCACGTTAAACTGTCCCAAGTGAGATCTCCGTAACCGTTCCAAAGCCTTAGCGTGCTACTCGCGAAGTCACTAGAAAAGAAAACGATTGGCCGATTACTTGCCGCCGATGCTTCTGCAATGAATCCAGCAGTGAGGTTCCTCGGCACGTTAAATCGCCTCCACTGCCGCAAACGATATGGAGTAAATTAACTCTCGGTCAAGCTCGTGAATCTTAACCTCGGAATCAGCAAGCCTGAATAGTCCTACTGTGTTGCTTGTGATGATGGTCGCATTGTCCGCTGGGCTTTCTCTAAGGCGTGGCCAAATGTCGAGCGTAGTTTGCCCCGAGCCGTTAGTGTTGTGGTCGCTTAATACCTTGTAAAGCCTCTGCCCCACTTGAATGTAGTCACCCTTCTTTAGAATGTTTGTTGCGCTGTTAGTCCACCCATCAGTTGCAAGCGTGTTGCCCGTCTGACCGGCCCCGTTCACTAGTGGTGTACCAGTTGCTAGCCCCAGTGGTGTTTTGCCCATCGGGTCACCCATGAGGAATGTGCCGTAGGTACCCATGAGTGAGGCGAGAAACGCCATCCAGGGTTCCACATCCGCTCTACTAACAGCTGCACCGACGGCCACTTCTGCCGACCATAGCTGCCCCTGATGCTGTTGGGCTTGTGTAGCAAACGTGAATGGGCTTCTCGTCATTCCGACCACGTTGAAGTTGGTCCAAGAGAATCGCTCAATGCCCACTGAAGTTGGAAGGGATAGAGGGTAGCTTATCGTCATGTTGTCCTCCTCGCTCCTCTTCTCGCTGTTCTAGAAACGCTATCCATCACCCGCCGCTCTGAAGAAACCAACGCACTGCGAATAGCTTTCTCTACTCCGGGCGTTGCCCCTCTTGCATCGATATTAATGACGTACCCACCGCCCCCGCCGCTAATACCGCCGAACATGTGCACGCCAAGCTTGCCGTTTCTGCGAGTGAGAGGCAATACGGCCTCTGGTCCGTTCTCGCCCATGAGTGCGCGGGTAGGGCCGTTAATGATGCCGCCTTTAGCGAGTGCAGTCTCTGGCTCTTCGGGCTCTTCAGTCTCTGGAGCCTTACCGCCTAGTGCTCTAGTGTTCGAGTTTAACGCTGCTGTATTGTTATCAGTGCTTGCAGTGTTAGCAGAAATGCCATCGGTAATCTTCTTTCCAGAGTCGGTAAACTTAACCCCGAGAGCCTGCATGTCGGCAACAATACCGCCGGCTTCTCTATCCGATAGCTGCATTAACTCCCCGATGCTTGTTACACCGCGTTGCTTTAATGCTTTGAAGAACGCATCAACAGTAGCAGGGTCAAAGGTCTTAAGAAGCTCAACGCGAAGAGCATCAAAGCTCTTTATGCCGGCCTCGCCTGCCTCAACTGCAATATCCCTAATACTTTGAACAGCCTCAAAGCCTTTAGCACCCGAGCCCAAGAGGTTACTCATTGCCGTACCAAAAGCACCCACCGCAGTGAGTCCAGGCTTAAACGCTTCTGCTACACCTTGAATCTGTGTTTCTATTTCAAGCCAGGTCTTATCACCCTTGAGCCCTATCTCTACTAGCTGCTTCTCTATTTCCTCAAACGAGAGCCCGAGCCGCTTAACCATGTGGCGAGCGGAGTCGAGATTGAACTTGAGGTTCTCGCCCAGCATTGCGGCAATCTGACCGCCGACATCTTCAGTAATGCCGAGTAGATTCTTGAACGCTTCGCCTAGTCCAGAGAATGTTCCTTTGACCTTATCGGCCTGGCTGTTGAGATTGTCGGCCCACTTTGGGTCGTTGAACCTAGTAGTGGGGCCCTCAAGGAAACTGTTTAGCTTTGAAGACCCACCCTTTCCGTCGTAGACAGTAAATGCCCCCTTGGAATTGATATTGTCTTCCATGTAGTTGGCGAACTGGTGCCGAGCTTGGGTCTCTTTGTTTTGAGGCCCTCGCTTAAGAAATCCACCAACAAAGCCACCGACAAAATTACCTATCTGCCCACCAATCTGAGCACCCATTGGGCCGCCAAAGATTGCTCCAATCGTCGTGCCAGCCCCGCCACCTACTGCCGCACCCGTGCCTGAGTTGTCTCCGTTTGCCTTGTCTATAGCCTTCGCATCTTTGATCGAGTTGAAAAGCTGCATGACAGTGGCAAATTCTGCCTGTACATTTTGGGAATTTTGCTCCCATTTACCACCGCCTCCGCCGAACGAGCCATCTTCCTGCCCTGGCCCTTGAATACCGGCCCCGTGAGCTTGATCGGTTGTGGTACCAGCTCCAAGAAAATTGTTCCCGCTCCCGTCGCTGAAGTATTCCCCGATTGCAGTAGCTAGGTCAGCAGCAAAACCGCCCGCTAGTTCCGCAAACGCTGGCGATAGATTAGGAATAATCGTTGAAAAAACATCCTGAAAAACATTTCCCCAGTTCTGAACATCTCGCTCTCTGTTTTGGGCAAGGTCTTTTTCAACCTTTAGTCGTGCGTTCTTCTCGTCCTCGACAATCTCTTTATTGAACTTGATCTTGTAGTCGGCTAGGTCTTTTGCGGCCTTCTCTTCCTTGTCCTGCTTGTCTTTAACAATTCGTGAGTTACTGGCTTTTGCAGGGGCTTCGCCTTTTGCTGGAGATCCCCCCATCTGCACCCCAGGCAGTCCGGTAATGAAACTGTCGAAGTCGTCCTGCGACTTCAACTTGATTAGGATCTCTTTCTGCTTCTTTAGCTCTGCAAGCTTTTCAGTATACTGCTTATCGGCACCGGTGAACCAATCGCCAAAGCCATTATCTTTATTGCTGGCTATGCGAGAAACGTCTGCTTCAAGCTCAGCCACCTTCTTGAGCTGCGCCTCCATCGGCTGAAGATTGCCCGTGATGGCGCGAAGACCCAATGCAAAATTATTGACCTGATCAACAACGCCCTGAAGAGTCGGCAGAGCCCCGGCAATGATTGAGATCATGCTGGAAACACTATCGCCTACTCCCTTCCAATCAATCTGGCGGATCGCTTCCGCTAGGTCGTTGTAAGTCTGAGTCAGTTGAGGATTGTCATTGATTGCAATGCTTACCTGACCGACGGCTTCCTGCATTGCAGCGGCAAAAGCCTGATGTCCTTGCGTCACCGACTCTGTGAGCGGTGCCATCTCCGCAGTGCGTTGTGCTAGCTGCTCCATGGCCGCTGCCATGTTCTGTGCTTTTGTTCCGCCCGCCTCTAGCTCAAACCCGAACTTCTTTAATGCTTCTGCCTTGCCCGACCCAATCGCCGCGATAAGATCATTTAGAACCGGAACAGTTTCTTGCCCCGTAGCATTAGCAAATTGGTTCGCGTACTTCGTAAGGTCGGCAAACTTGCTATTGAGATCTGGAATACCTCTTAACAGCCCAGCGTTAGCCGCTTGCATGAGGTCAAAAGCGTTAACGGTACCGAGCACCGCAGCTTGAGCCGACTTGATTGCACCCGCACTACCACCGAGTTTCTGAAAACTATCTGCTACATCACCGAGCTTATCGCCCTCTTCTGCCATGTTGCCAATAGCAGCAGAGATATTACCGATGTTCTTTGCAAGGCCAATGGACAACTCCCGCCCGAGCCCCTCAAA